CACCGGGCTGTCGCGGTTTTCACAACGGTTCCTCCGCGAATCATCCTTGCCGTGGTTATGTTCCCGTCAAACCGGATGACCACTTTCAGGTCATAGTCTCTGCGCCGCTCTGGCATCGGTTCGGCAAGACCGGCAATCATGCCATTTGTCCAATACCAGCCTTCGCAGCAATTTTCCTCTCTGTCCTCTACCATCAGGTATCCCAGGGGGAGTATCCGTCTAATGGTCATTGTTTTTCCAAGCCATTTGTCCATAACCCCGAAAATGCTCATACCGGCGGTTCGGTGCTTCACAATCCGCACCCGGTCTCCCACTTTGTACTTTGCCATTTTTTATTCCTCCCTTTGTTTTTTCGTTCTGCTGGGCAGCTTCCGCAGCCCGCCGCTCAGCCGGTGGACGATAACAAACTCCTCGGGGGTGTCCTTCACCACCAGCCAGTTTGCGTCATTCAATCGGTAGTACCGGATGTGCATCCGCTGCGCCACCGTTGGCTTCTTGCCGTTCTTCATCCTTCGTCCCCCAGGTAATCTTCCGCCCACTTTTCAAAGTCCCGGCGCAGAATCAAAAAAGTGCGCCGCCCGGCCTTCCCGGTGCTGATCACCTTCCCAAAGGGGAATGTGCCGTCCGCAATCCCATCAGAAAGGGTTCCCTGCCCAATGGGCATCCCCCGTTTCCGCATCTCCGCCAGCACATCATTCACTGACATTCTCGGTTTCATGATTGTCCTCCTCCTTGTAAATTTCACTCCCGACACTGATTCCCGAGGCAAAAGCCTCCATCACCTTGCTTGCCAGCTCTCGCTTGTCCACGGGAATGTTCTTCATGCAAGCCGCAGCCTCCGCTGCCAGCGCCTTAATTTTCTCCGGCATCTTCTTCACCTCCTTGTTTGGTTTTTGTCGCCTTGCTCGTCACCATGCTGCAATAACCGCCACCAATGCCCGTAGTACGGTAAACACCGCAACCAGCTGTAACCACCAATCTTACCCTGCGCAGCTCCCAGGCCAAAAGCCGGTTGTCCAGCGCCCTTGTAACGTCCTTCATATCCTGGATGGATTCTTCATCCCTTCCCAGCGCCCGGTATACCCGCTCCATGTCGCTTTCATCCAGCCCCAGAACCTCCAGAATCCTCTTTCGCTCCCGGTATGCCTTCAACTCTCGGTTCATTTCCTTCACCTCCTTGTTGATTTTTCCGCTCCAGTCTGGTACTCTGGAAAGAAAACCAGAAAGGATTTTTCTTATGGATGATTTGAAGTTCTCCGTCCTCTCCCGCATCCACCAGGCCACTCGCCTTGCCCCCGTCCGCCGTACCGAGCTCCTTTCCGGGGCGCAGGACGTTCCCAGAACCAGCCGTGCCATAAAGGAACTCATTTCCTCCGGCTTTGTCCGGGAGGAGCTTGGCTCCGATGCGCTCTATATCCAGCCGTCCGGTACTGCCGCTCTGGAAGCCGAGATTGAGAGGCGCTCCGCCGCACAGGTGGGGTCTTCTCAGTTCGCCCAGCAGCTGGCCGCACTTCAGCAAATCGCCGATGCCGCAAAGGAAGAGGCCGCCGCTGCAAAGCTCTTGTCGGAAACCGCGCAAAAGAAAGCCGGGAAAGCAGATATAAAAGGCGGAATTGCTGTCCTCATTTCCATCCTCGGCTTTCTGGTTGAGCTCGCCGCGAATTGGGATAAAGTTCTGGAGCTTCTTAAAAATATTGCCAGTGCCCTTAAGTAACCCTTGGGAGAATGAACTCGCAAAAAACAATCCACAGCAGATTTACAATTGCAAGCACCAGTGCAATATCTGAGATGGTTGGTTTCCTCATCCCTCTCACCTCCTTTTGTTTGCTTTGCACAAGCTATTAACTAACTTGTTGTATGTATAATAACACCTAGGTTGTTAATTGTCAATGGTAAATTTATATTTTTTATTGACTTGTGAGATATTGTGTGGTAATATGCTCTTGAAAGGTGGTGATACTAATATGACAACTTTAGCAGAAAGAATATTCCAAATCCGAAGCGAAGAAAAACTGTCGCAGGCAGCCTTTGCGCAGAAAATAAACTTATCTCAAAACTTTGTGTGGATGGTTGAAAACGGCAAACGTGAACCCAGTGACCGCACCATAAGGGACATCTGCAACATTTTCAAGGTAGATGAGGTATGGCTTCGCACCGGCATTGGTAGCCCGAATATCAAGAAGTCCCGCAAGGAGGAGCTGAATGCTATTTTCAGCGATGCCCTGGAAGGCGTTTCCGACAAGGATAAGTTTCTCCGCGCCGTGGCATCCGTCCCCGATTCCGCCTTCCCCGCGCTGGTAGAGTTTATCCGAACACTGTCCGCCGAACTGGGAGAATAAAAAACCCCGCTGCCCAAAAAGCAGTGGGGTTTTCCTGTGCGTAAAAAATCTTAAAATTCAGCGCTCCCGCAATCGGAGCGCCCTTTTTATTTCTTCATCAGCCGCAGCACCAGGATGTATGCCATCCGCAGCTGCTCCATGTTCAGCTCCTTCAGCAGCGCCGCCACAATGGCTTCCAGTTTCTTCTTTCCGTCCTCCACGTTCCGTTCCTCCTTTTAAGAAAAAATTATGGTTTTCTCCGCCGTCCGTTCGACATTTCTGTCTGTTTTTCGGCTGAAATCGCGGAAGAATGCCCCTTGCATTATATTAGATTATATCGTAAAATATTAACGTAAATCAAAAAGGAGGAAACATCATGAAAAAACTATGTTCAGCAGCCCTTGCCGCTGCAATGCTTCTGACCGTGCCGCTTACCGCCAGCGCCAGCAGCAAGGATTATACCGAAGGCTACCAGGCCGGTTACCAGGATGGGTTCCGGCAGGGCTATCAGGCCGCGTTGTTCGGTTTTTCGGAGACGGCTCCCGCAAGCATCCCCGCCGAGACAGAGGCAGCGGTGGAGGTTGAGCCGAAAAGCGGAACCATTTTGTTTGGCGAGAAGCTGAAATCAAACTGCAAGATGGTTATCAACGCCAGTAAAGAAAGCGCCGTGGTTGTCTGCCTGAAAACCGCCGCAGGCGTAACCCACTATGCCTTTTATGTCCAGGCCGGTGATTCCGTAACCGTCAACGTGCCGGCTGAAGTGCTCTATGCTTTCTTCGCCTCCGGTGACGGCTCTCAGTGGCGCGGCTATGGAAAAGGGAAGCTGTTTGGAGATAGCACCGTTTACACAAAGGACATCCACACGCTCTACCTGAAGCGGTACACCTACACCTACACCCTTTTCCCGGTGACGGACGGCAACTTTAAAGAAACCCCTTCCGATGAATCCGAGTTCTTTTGATGTGCCCCCACCGCCGTGCCACAAGCGGTGGGGGCTATGCCGCCGGATGAACCCGCTCCCTTGCCGGCTGCAAGACCAGCCTAGCAGGGAAGCGCCGTTTCGTAAATAGCCAGATGTGGAATATCGTTTCTTAGGTGAACCATTTTGTTTCAGCTTGTTTCCAAGGAGATGTTTTTTGTGGAAATTTCGGATTTATTGTCAGAGCTGGATGCCCTTCGCGTTCAGCGCGGGATGTCCTATCAGGCCGTTGCGGATGCCTGCGGCGTGTCCAAAGCAACCATTTACCGCACCCTGACCGGGGCAACGGAACCGACCGTTCAGCTGGTCAAGCGGATTGAGGCCGCCGTACAGTATGTTCCGCCCTCTGCCCAGCAGCCGCCACCTGCAAGCTGCTCCAAAGAAGAATATGCCGAATTTCTACGGGAAACCATCATTCGCCAGGACGAAGAATATTCCCGCCATGTCACCCAGCTGCAAACCCACTATAGCCTTTTGCGCCGCCAGGACAGAAGGTCAATCGCGGTGCTTGCCGCAGCTGTCACCGTCCTGGTGATATTCCTGGTCGTCTGGCTTGTGCTGGACATCCTTCACCCCGGGGCTGGCTGGATTGCCACCCCATAGGAGGCCGCCATGAATTGTGTAAAATGTAAAAAAGCCATCCCGGAGGATGGCATCTTCTGCCCCTACTGCGGCAAAAAGCAGCAGCCGGAGAAAAAAAAGAAAAAGAAGCGCGCCAACGGTTCCGGCACTGTGATACGCAAACCAGGAAACCGCTCCAAGCCCTGGGAGGCGCAGAAATCGGGAATCTATGTCGGTGCCTATGCAACAAAATACGAGGCAGAGCAAGCCCTCCTGCGGCTGGCAGACCTTCCGATTTCGGAAACGCTGAATTTAACTTTCGAGCAGGTCTATCAGAAGTGGCTGCCCGTCCACGCCCGTTCACTGACGCAGTCCGGCATCTCTGGATATGAATTTGCCTACGCCCATTGCCAGCCACTGTACGACAGGGTGTTTCGCCGATTGCGTGCAAGTGACTTTCAGCAGGTCATTATGGACATGGAGGGGCAAGGCTTGTCAAAATCAAGTTGCGAAAAGGCCGTGCAGCTTTTTGGTCAGTTGTCAAAGTGGGCGATTCAGGAGGAGATTTGCCACACGAATTACGCAAAGTTTGTCACCGTCTCTGCCCAGCAGAAAAGCACAAAGCAGCCGTTCACCGCCGGCCAGATTGAATCAATCCTAAAATCCCCAGAGCCAGCCGCCCAGATTGCCGCAATCCTGCTTGCCACCGGCTGCCGCCCCAACGAGCTTTTCGCCGCCGCCACCGCAGATGCCCAGGAAAGCTATTTCATCTCCGGCTCAAAAACAGAGGCAGGCAAAAACCGCATTATCCCGGTTGCCTCCTTTGGCCTGCCCGCCTACCAATCCCTCCGAGCCGCAGCCATTGCCAGCAGCTGCACCAGGCTGATTGACGCATATGGCGGTAATAAAACCTACCGCAACTTTTATAAACGAGACTGGCAAAAGCTGATGGAAAGTCTCGGCATAGAAAACATGGCACCCTATCATTGCCGCCACACCTATGCCACTCTAGCTGTCCAGTCCGGCATAAAGCCTGAAATTTTGCAAAAAATTTTGGGTCACGCCGACTATAATACTACCGTGGGAGTATACACCCACCTGGATAAATCTGAAATACTCCAGGAGGCAGCAAAGCTCACGGTTACAGACACGTTACAGACACGAAAAAATCACCCGGTATAATTGCATCAAAAAAGTTCAGAAAATAAAGAAAAAAGCCACGAAACACGAAGTTCCGTGGCTTCTCTTTGGTGACCCGCCGGGGACTCGAACCCCGGGCCCACTGCTTAAAAGGCAAAATCGGTGGAATTTATGCGGTATAAAATAGGATTATTTCGCTATCACAAGGAATAACAGCATATTTATATCGCAGAAAATTGCAAAGTGCCAGTATGTATTGTCTCAGTTACAGACACGGTTACAGACACTTTAGCCGCCCATTTTGTTCAGAAGCCGCTTCAGTTCTCTCTTGGTTTCCTCGTTCAGTCCAGAACTGTCAATCGCTCGTTCCAGCTCGCCGCCGTGGTAGGAGTAGCCTCCATCACTGGCATACCGTCCCATGCTGTCTCGGCGCTGGCTATAGGCTGGCATACCGATACCTCCCATACCGTCATTATAGCGGTAGTCCGGGTAGTCCCTCCGGCTGTACTGGCTGTAATCCCCCTGCTCGATGCAGTCGATTTTGCAAATAAGCGATGCCAGGTTTTTAGCTGTTCCAACAGTCTGCGTAGACAGCCCACGGTCTGCAAAGTTCTCTAGCTCCTCCATGGCAAGTCGTTTCAATTCCTTCAGTTTTTCCATATTCTCTTTTCCTCCTTGCTATATGCTTTCTTGAATGTATCTATACAGTGTGTCCAGTTCCTTTTTGCCAACCTTCATGGTCATTTTCACCACCGGGATTTTGATGGGCATCGGGTCAGCGCCGATATAAGGCTTTGCAGCGTTGTACAGAGCATCCACGTCAACCGTTCCATGCTCCTTGTCATACACACCAAGAGCCTTGAGCATAGGGTGGTCTGCGTACTGGGTGATAATGTCCGGGATTCTGGCAGTCAGGAGCCCGCCAGCTCCGGCAATCAGAACCTTGTCCCAGCCGGACAGACTGGGGGCAATCTCACGGTCAATGAACTTCGCAATTCCAGCCTGAATATTTTCCATCGAAATCATGGAAAGTACCTCCATTTAAGATATGGGGCGGTAAAAACCGCCCCACGCATGGTTAGTTACCGTTGCAGCAGCCACCGCCGCACTTGGGCAGGGGGTTGTACAGGGTCTGAGCGGTAGTGCCGGTACCGGTAGTCAAATCAGCCACCATCTTGGGATAGAAGGTCGCATTTGCGTAGGTCACAATGGCGTTGTCACCACAGCAGCGCCGCTCTACCTCCATCTTGATATCCTTGGACAGCTCGGAACGCACAGCTTCCACGTCTTGGCGAACGAGAGTAAAGCTATCCTCTGTCCGCTGGTTGTGCACCGCCTGATTGCACAGGGACTGGCGAATGTCCTTTAACTGACCGTCAACATAGGCGTACAACTCCAGCGTTTTCTGGTCGTTATAGATGTTGGCTTTCAGAAGAGAAATTTCCGCATCCTTGGCGGCAATGTCACGTTCTTTGTCCATGTCGTACCGGGTGACAGGCATGTTGTCGCTGCAACAGCCGCCAAAACCATTCCAGCCACCCAAGCCAAAGCCACCGTAGGGAACAGCGGGAATCACTGGAGCAGCGGCCTGATTCCGATTGCCCATAGCCAGTGCGCCAAGACCGCCAAGGGAGTTCAGCACGCCCAGAGACAGCCCGGCAATACCGGTGCCGAGACCAGCACCAGCTACACCCTTGCTTGCATAGTCCTTTTCAACTTCAACCATACAGAAGTCCTCCTTAAAATATTAGAGGTGGCCACCTTCTGTGATAATAATAGCAAAAAACCCGGCAAGCAGATTCTCACCTACTTGTCGGGTTCCCGTCATAAAATTGTCAGGCGTGTTCAAAAATCAATGTTTTCTGGAAGTATATCGCTGTACTTCTGCACGCTCATATACTTCCTTTTCATTTCTTTGATTCTCCTGTTCAGCGTTGCAAGGGAGATGCTGCAAGCGTGGCACTGCTTGACTTGGCTCCATCCGGCAACTCGGGTTCTCAAGATTCTTTCGTCTTCCGGCGTAAGGCACGCCAGCCGAACAAATTCTTCCAGAAAAACCCGGTTCCATGGAACCGCATCCACTCGCTATGCCTCCTTGTTGTAATTCGCGCTGGAAATACCCAGCAGCGTTCCGAGAAGGGTATCAACAGCGGTAATGGTTCCCACCACCTGTTCGGAGCAGGGCAAACCCCACACCGCCGCAATGGCGGCGTAGAACGTAGCCGCAGCAGGAAGCAGCACCAGTGCTACCCACTTCAGAATGTCGTACATTTTGTTGCTCATTTTCATGGTTTTTCCTCCTTAATTTCCATGTAGCGGCAATTTTCTGACTTCTTCCATGACACGCTTTGCTGAACCGTTTCCGCCAGCGGCGGCGTATGGCTCGTAAAGATAGTCATTTAGATTTTCGTATTCATCCCTGGTGATGAATCCGCGCTCCACATATTTCATGCCGAGAAAAATAATGCGGTCGTGAGCCATGCCAACCAGCAGCCGCGTGTTGGCGTTCTTCTTATCATCCTTTTTTTCTCTCCTCACTCTGCGGGCATCCAGATACCCCCAAAAGCCGGCAGAGCCGATAAGCGCCAGCAGAATTGTTACCAGCGTTTGCGCAAAATTGCTCAAATTTTTTCCTTCTTTCTTTAGCCGTTCCACCGGCTGTATTTGCCGTTGTCGATGTGCACGCCCCAGTCGTAGCGGCCTAGACCGCCCCGGTTGGGCATTTTCTCCGCCTGTACCTGTTCGGCAATTTCTTGCAACCGGGTGGTCGAAATGTTCCCGCCGATGGGGGCAAGGTCAATTGCCTGTCCGGTCAGGTGCAGGGAGTTCCACACGCCGTCCACATCGGCATTGTGCTGCTTGCAGCGTACACCGGAGTTGACGTTCAGGGGCACACCAGCACGGCGGCGTATCTCATCCGCCATGCGGACGGTTTCCTCTGCGGGTTCTGCGGGGAAGCCGTTGCAGTATTTCCCGCCGCACCGGCACCGGAACTCCTCCCGGGTGAAGTACTTAATGTCGTCCCAAAACGTCCAGGTTTTCGGTTCGCCGCTGCTCTCCGGCTTCTTCACCTTCACCGCCGTACCTGCCACCGCTCCAATCAACATCTTCTGCGTGGCTGCCCCGGCGATGCCGTCCGGGGTCAATCCATAGTCCGCCTGAAAGCGGCGGACGGCGGCGATGGTGTTTTTACCGTTTGCCCCGTCAATGTTACCCGGGTCATAGCCTAAGTAAACCAAAAGGCACTGGATTTGTTTAATGGTCATGTTCACCAATCCTTCTTCGTTATCTATGGATTTTAACTAAAGCCCTCTTCAGCTGCTTAGCCACCCAGAATCTCTTCCAGCTTTTCTCGGCTTATTTTTCCGGCCTTAAAACGTTTTTCAAGTTCTGTTTTTACAGCTTCCTTGCGTTCTTCCGGGACTTGAACCCACATTTTGTCCCCAGCAATCAGCCGATTCGCCCAAATTTTCACCATTATTTTACACCTCCATCAATGTCGCACAATGCGTTCTCAATATCTGCCAGCCGGGCAGTACAGTTTTCTTCCAGTTCGCAAAGTGCCGCCTCTAACTCTGCGTTGGTACAAACGGTCTGAGGTTGCAAGTCGTCCAGTTCCAAACCATTGGCAGTTAGTAATTTATCAAGCAACATATTCTCTTCACTCCTTAATAACTTTTGCAATGTCAATAAGAAACACGATTTCAGTGGGTAGCGCCACTTCAAATTCATCATCCAGTTGCGGGTAGTGCATTTGCACCGTGCCACCAGATGCTACCGTGAGCAATTCCAGATCGTCCGGCCAAGCAGCAGACAGGTTGATGATTTCCGGGGTATCAAGGGCTGCCCATACGCCGTTCTGGGTCATACTGCCTACATGGTGGTATGACTTAGCCTCAAAGTCGATGTAATTGTAGGATTCGTCCGTTCCCTGGCCGTAGTCTGGGCACAACGCCAGCATTTCCGGCGGCAGGGCAGTGGTGTGGATAACCTCTCCACCCCCTCTTTTGCTCACCACACTATCAACAGTTGCTGTAATCAAATCGGCAGTATAGGGCTCAAAACGATGAGCCGTATTGCCAGGCTCAAGCATAATGCTTGATATAGTGGTGACGCTGCCGATAGGAATGATGTTGGAATTATTTCCTATGAATACAAGCGAAATGGCTGCAAAATCATTAGGAACACTGAACGTTGTTTTTTGCACATCAGATGTTACGGTAGCCTCAGCTATTTTTCTCCCTTGTTCTCCATCTGCCAAAAATCGCACAATCATCCCGCCCGCGCCAACAACTTTAGCGTGTAGTGTATACATCCCGGCAAGGCCACTTACAGATTGATTGAAACCGCTTTGTTGGTATCCCCCTTCCATCAGTGTAGTTAAAGTATAATTATAATTCCCATTTTTCGTTACACTTAATTGTGAAGATGACACAGGAAAAGCATCTTGAAGCAGCTGATACCCTTTACGGCTCATACCACCGATTTTACGAAGCCCTGCATAATCTTTTGCCCCAACGGGAACATTAATTTCAGATCCACTGCCTACAACAGTTTTACATTCGTAGGTGTACCCCTGCTGTATCTTGATAGCATACTGCGCTGTTGCTTCTGCACGCTCAGCTCGTTTTTCGTTTTTTTCAAGCTTGCTGGATAGCGCAGCAGTATCTTCCTTTAGCTGATTAACATCCGCCCCAACTTTCTCCTGTGTCTTCTCCACCACAACTTCTAGTTGCGCATCCGTCAACTCCGGCAGGTCAACGTCAACATACTTTTTAACACCTGCGCTGTCCACACGGTAAACGCCGCCCGCGTCTGCGCCGATGGTAAACGGCGCGTTGCTTTTGGGGTCTTGGGTTACTTTCACATCTGGCACCCAATATGCTGGTTCTTCAATTTTCTTGTTGTACGCTTCCACCAGCGCTGCCACCTGGTCAGGAACCTGCATTGTCGCGCCGGATGGGTAAGTGTATTTAACCCCATCAATAATACACGTCCACGGTGACGCGGATTCTGGAATCTTCACTGTTTTCATTGTTTTCATCCTTTCTTACAGGGGTGTCCACCCGTCCGGCATACCAATATACGGCACATACCGCACATACTGTGCCCCAGGCTTGATTGCTTTTGCGCTGATAGCCACGTTACCGTTTACTGTCAGCGTTGCGCCGCTTGTGATTGTTTCGTCATTCGCTTTTAATAGCAGGATGTACCCGCTTTTGGCGGTTCCGCTGATTGTCAGAACATCTCCTTCTGCAAGTCCAGCCCCGCTGGAAATTGCTTCTCCGTTTCTTGTGACAGTTGCACTGGCATTTTCGTCAGTAGTGATAGTTAATGTATAAATCTGTTTTTCGCCCAGGGATGCCGTTCCATTCGCCGCTTCCCAGCTGCAACCGAGGGAGCTGTAGCTGGTGTTGTACCAGCTCGCTCCATCCACATGGATTGGAACTTCAATAGCCCCGCTATGCTCAACACGAACGGTTTTTGCAGCAATGATTGAAGTGCCGCCATATGTAGGCACATTCAGGCTGGTGCTGTCTGCCGACCACGCCCAGACAGTCACCCCGTTCACCGTAATCCGTCCGCTCCCGCCAGTGTACCATGTTCCGCCCATTTCGCCGCCGTCCCTGCTGAACTTAACCGTCACCGCCAGTTCGGAATATCCAGAGCCGATTGTTTCCGACCATTCCACGCTCAACGTGGCTGAAAAGCCTCCGCCAACATAAACATTGAGCACTCCGCTTTTTCCGGTTGCCATAACTACACCTCCCTCAAAAAGAAAAGCTTGCCAGGAATCACCGTTTCAGGGAGCGTATCGCCATAGTCAACGCCTTCCTTTAACACAATTCCGCTGAACGTCACCGCGCCGGTCATTGCTCCTCCTGCTTTTGGCAGCGAATTTTCAGCGGTTTTTTGCGCATTCTCCGATGCTTTCCGCAGCTCGTCAATGTGGTTGTTCAGCGTGTCCCGCCCCATCAAATAATCCGGGCTATTGGCATCTGCTTGATTGTAGTCCGTCTTTGGGATAATCATTCCGATAGAAGCACCGATGATTTTCATGCGCTTGTCACCTCCGTGATAAAGGCAGTAAGCGTAAAATCCTCCGCCGGTTTTTGGCCGATTGCCCACGCCGTTGCAGCGCCATCGTCATTTTCAATATAGATGATGGTCTGCATTAGCTTTTCCATTTGACCGCTGTCAGCTGTCAAGTCAACCTTGCTGTTGGTAGAAATCCCCTCGACGGTTACGGATTGGCTGAACGGGCTTTCGGCTCCCTTCCACTCGGAGGCAGGGAGATGAATAACCGCTCTTTTGGCAGTGGTGCCGACCATTGACGAAAAAGGGCCAGCAAACTCAGCGGTATAGTTTGCCGTTTTTCCATATTGTAAAGCCATCTCAAAGAACCTCCTTGCTGCTGCTCTCCTGCACGCGGATTCCGGTCAGCTCCTGCCCTTCAATCACGCCGCCGTTCCATTTTACCCGTACCTGAGCATTTGCTTTCATCGGTCGGAACTCAAAGCTTTCCGCTTGGGTTACTGGGTAAAACCATAGGCCATCCTCAAAGAGAATTTTCCCGCTCCTGTAGCTTTTCGTCCTTCTCCCGATGGTAACTTCCACATCCTCCACATCTAGCGGAGTGATCGGCTGCCCTGCATTGTTTTTCAGCCGGATTGACAAATAATAACTGTCCCCCTGCATCATACGCCGCTACCTCCTTTTTTTACAGAATACCAAAGTCCGCCGAGTAATTCTAAACCCGGCGGACTTTATTTTTACCGTTTATGCCACGGCGCTTTTTTCAGGCCGCTTGCTGCATATCCGTTGTCATAGTACAGCGCATCCTTTTGGCTGTCGGAAATCGGAAGGCTGTTAATAAGGGAAAGAATTTCCTTCTTCTTGCTGCCGCTGTCCGTCTTGCCGTCTCCGTCTGCATCCACGCCGGTGCATTCCGTTCTTCTGCTTCTGTAGTCAGCAAACACATTCGGCTGAATCCCGGTTTCTTCAATGCTTTTGCCCAGCTCGTCAAGCTCTTTCGTGTACGCAAGAACCTGCTCGCTGCTCAAATCGGAATCCGGGTGCTGCTTTTGCCAGCGGTAGGCGTTCACAGTTTCTTCTGCTTCCTCCGCGTCCTTGCCGCCATAGCGCACAAGCGCATTTTTGAGCTGCTGTTCCGTGATTTCGCCGTCAATAAACGCTTCCTTCACTTCGCTGTAGTTTACGTCAAGGTCTTTCTTGCAGCCCCATTCTCGCACGGTTTTTTTTGCGGCATCTTCACTTTTTCCGCCGTACCGGACAAGCATTTGCGCCGCCTTACTCTCCGTCAGGCTGTTGTTCAGATAAGAATCTCGGATTTCATCGTATTCAATGCCGGTGTCTCGGACGCTGTTCCACTGCGTTACCTGTTCTTCTGCGTCCTTTTTTCGCATCCCAAGCACCCCGTTCAGCTGTTTGATGGCTGCTGTCCGGTCGATTTCGCCATTCAAATACTGTTCCTTTACCGATTCCTTGCTGCCGCCGGGAACCTTCTTCAGCTGCTTTTCAAAGGCGCTTTGAATTTGCTTCCGGTTGAAATTCCCCTCGGCTTCAATTTCGGCAAGAATGCGTTCCGCCTCTTTCGCATTTCCAGCGGCCTTTTCCTTTGCCGCCTGCCGAATCCGGCTGTCCTGGTCTGCCAGCGCGGTCACAATGGCGCTTTCAAACTTCTGTTCCGTGGAATAAGTGGTTTTCAACCGTTCCTGTTCTGCCTGACTTCCATTCACAATGGCGTGGTAAAGACGCTCTGTTTTTCCGTTGCTCCCTCGGAAAATAGCGGGAATGTTTTCCTGAATCCCGTCCCAGATAGCCTTTCCTCTGGTGTAGGAATCGCTTGCTCTGGGTGTGGATACCGTTTCATAGGTGTTCTTTACCCCTCGCAATTCACGCAGAACATTCTTTAGCGGGATGCCGCCCATGTTCAGCAAACCGGCTGCCGCGTCCAGTGAAGCAATGCCGAATTTCCCCAGGTTCTCTTTCTTGGCTTCCTCGTCCTCCGGGTCTGTTTCCAGGAATTTCTTCCAGCTGTCAGTTGCTTTTTGGGTTGCGTTGTACATATCCGACACTAGACTCATGTCGTTCCGCTCCACGTCATAGCCCTGGACGATGCTCCAAACATCCTTAAAGCCGGGGTAATAGGTGATTGGGTTTACCCCGTCCACCAGTTCCGAAGCAAGGCTGCTCAGATATTTTTCCAGATATGTCTTTTCTTCATCGTCATCCCGCGCAGCGTATACAAGGCTTGCCAACAGCGAGTTCAGAATCAGTGCCGCCGCAACCGAAGAGATTTTCTTTCCGGCGGTTTTGAAGTTCTTCCCGCGGATGTCCTGCACCGCACTGCCCATCATATTGATGGTGGTGGTAGGTTCCGCCATGAAACTTGTCAACATTTTCATGTAAACGCTCTTGCTTCTCATGTTGCCGCTTCTGGAAAACACGCTGTCATACACCTGGGTTTGGGTGATGCACCTGGTAAAGAGCTTTCCTGCTTCCGTTTTCAGTGCCTCGCCGTTAAGCCCCGGGTGCTCTGCCTTGGTCTGCCGCTTGGCAGCTTCCCACATGGCAACCCATGTGATTTTGTCCATCTGTTCCGGCATCCAACCGCCGAATTTGTCCACGGCGGCCATAAAGCTTTTTCCATTTTCCCCGGAAAGTAGCTCTTGGGTGCTTCTGCCCATGTCCGTGTCAAACCGCCCGATTTCCTTCAGGCCAACCACCGGCGCATATTTTTTCATTTCCTCCCAGGTTGCGGAAATTCCGCCCGCGCTGTCCACCTTGGAGCCTACGAAATACTTTGCATCGATGATGGAAAACGCCCGCCCTACCGCGCTTGGCTGCTGAATAGCCACGCTCAGGCTTGCAGATACCGCCGCCTTCTTGAATCCGCTCAAGAACATATTGTAAACGGTCTCCCGGTTATCTGCCCTTACGCCGCCGTTCACGTCCTTTAGGAAGGTGTCTACATAGTCCACCGATGCTTCCCCGTGTTTCCGCAGCATCTGCTGCCGGATGCCGTCACCGGAAGTGTTGTAGTTGTACACCCTGTAGAAGTCCTCCATGGGCAGCGCGAAGTTGTGATACATGGCTGTGTCGTTCACATGGTTTGCCCAGGTTTCCATAAAACCGCGCAGCTCCACAGCGTTGCTGGCGTTCTTGTCCGTGGGCTTCATGTGTCCGGCATTTTTCTGGCGGTTGCCGGGGGATTCCTGACTGTCTCGCACCCGCTCAGACCGGATGGCGGAGGATTTAATCGGCCAGTAATCCTTTTCTTTTGCTTTGCTCACGCCATACAGTGCCCGGCTCACCTCGTTGTTCTGCTCGGCGCACACGGTGGAAAGATATTCCTGCATTTCGTTTGCAAAGGCAATCTGTTCCGCCGTCAGCCCAAGAACCTGACCGTTTCGGATTTGGATAACCGTTTCCAGCGCCAGAACGTGAGAGGAATAATCCGTGTAATCCTTGCCGTTCCGCTTGCTCCCGGTGAGAATAAAGCCTCCTTTCGTCAAGTGTTTGAGATACTGCTCCCGCTTCGATGCCGCATACAGGTTCATCCGCTCCTGCAAATCCAGCGCCACCTTTTCGCCGTCTGCCATTTCCACTTCCACCAGATTGTTTTCCCACTGGTCGAAGTGGTATTTGTCCATACACCCCAGCATAATGGCTCTTGCCTTTGCAAAGTCCCGATACCAGCCGTCCTCACCGTTGCGCAGGTTTTCATAGAGCTGCATCATAACGTTGCTTCCCATGCGCTCAAAGGCATAATAGGGCTTTTCGTTGTTCCAGCTCAGTTTTTCCATTGTTTTCTTTAGCTTTCCCAGCGCCGGTGTCTTGTCCGGCTGTTTTTGGAACTCTGCCATTGCTTGCTTGGCTGTCTCTGCCCACCCCTGCTTTAAATTTTCGCCGTGGAGCTTGTTTGCATTTCGGATGGTATTCAGGATAGCCGTATAAGCATTGCGAACTGCCTGTAGCTGCTGGATGTTCAGTTTACCATAGAAACTATCTCCAATGGCTTCTTTGGCATCGGAAATAAACTCAAGAATTTTGTCATTATATTCCTGGGTAAACACCCCCTTATTGACTTCCGCCAAATCGGTGTATGCCTGTTGCAGCCGCTCCAGGGCATTCTGAACCGTGGCATTTCGCCGTTCCAGCACATTTTGCAGCTTTGCTTCCGTCTCCGCAATGGCCTGGGCGTTCTTCACCGGGTCTTTCCCCAGCCGTTCCAGCTGTGCGCCGTACCGGGCGATCACTCGGCTGGCGGTCTCCTGTGCGTCCTGCTGCTTGATTGTAGCAATGGACTGCATTGCCATGGTCACCGCAGGCTGCAAGCTATCCGGCACATACAGCGTCTTTGTGGGGTTCAGCAGCCGCCGGTTGAGGTCAGTAAGCACCCGCTCCAGCTTAAAACGCTCCTCTGTCTTTCTGGCACTTTCCACCTTGGCCTTTGCCGCTTCCTGCTGCGCCTGCACTTTCTTTTCCAGCCTGTCAATATTCCGCCCACTGGTGTCATACTCCCGCAACAGCCGCTTAAATTCCCGTTGCCAGATTGCAGCATCTTCCTCGGTTTTGGAAAGTTCTTCTTTGATTTTTTCAAGGCCGTTATCCTGTTCCCCGTATTTCCGCAGCAGACGAATAATTTCTTTGCTCATTGCCGCAATCTTTTCGGTGTAGCTGTCTTCTAGCTTATTCATTTCACGCTGGTGTGCGGTAGCAATCTGCTCCCGTTCGGCTTCATAAACTGCCTTCATAGCCTTCGCTTCCGCATCGCGCTGATAGCGGTAGTCAGAAAGCGCTTGTTCCACGGCTTTCTTTCCGTCCCTCCGTGCCTGTGCGGCCTCCTGAAGCGCCGCATTGCGCTCCTTTTTCAGCTTTGCGATTTCCTCTTTCAGCTTGTCAGAAACGCTCTCAACCGGCTTTGCATCCCAGGCCATTGCAACGATTTTTTCAATCAGGTCTTTTCTTTCCGCATTTTGATAATATGCCGCTTCCATGTCAGATGTGCTCCTGCTGTCCTTTAGCTTCTGCACCAGTTCCGCAAGTGCTCCAGGCATATTCATATCGGAAAGCCCAGAATCAAACTGGTCTGCAAACTGCGCCGCTGCCTCCTGCCAGAACTGGTCAAGGATGGTGTTGGCATTCTGGTCAATAATAATGCTCCCGCGAATTGCCTTCTGAAAATCCTTTACGCTTCCATAGCTGTATTCAATTTCACCAATCTGTCCCTCACTCAGCCGCACACGCCGCTTTGCCATCCAGTCCAGCACTTCCTGGGCGTATTCATCCCGCTGTTCCTTCCGGTGCTCCTCCAACCAGTCAGCGGCTTTCCCGGCTCGTTCCTCAATCCCATCCCAGGACACATCTGCATCCCTGGAAATGTAGTTGTAGGTGTCTTCCAGCAGTGCTGCCAGTTCAGTGGTTCTGCCATTGGCGTTCCCCTCGCGGATAAGCCGCGCCGCCAGCTGGTTTAGGCTGTTTCTATCAAGGGTATAGTCTTTGTTGCCCCGCTTCTGAATCTGGACCAGCTTTTTCAAGTATTGGATTTCCGTCTCCATCCGCTCCATTTGCTCCTCGGCACTAACCCGCCGGGAGAAGCGAATGTTATCCATTTGATTTATTAGTTGCTGCCGTTGGGCTTCGTTCCCCTCCTCATAGAGCTGGTAGGGGATGCCAAGTTTACTTAGCTCCTCTAGTAGCCTCTGGCTTGCAGTATCAGGGGCGATTACATTCTTAATTTCATCAAATCCAACCGCCCGGGCAGGTTTCGCTTCAAAAATGTTCACAGGCATTTGAGAGATGTCGGAAAGAAGCTGTGCAACTTCTTGTGCCGTTTGGGAGTTTACTTCCATGTTGTACTTTGCAAATATACGCTGTACATTTTCCGGCGTATATCCTCTGCTCTCTCCAATTTCAGAAACGATTTCACCAATGCTATCCATGCGAATAAGCTCGTTGTCTGACCATCTGGATTTTGCGTTTGCTTCATCAATGGTGCTCATTAGCTTGTACAAACGGTTGCCAAGGTCATCCTGAATATTGCTTATTTGCTCATCGGTCAGATTTTGCAGCCGCCCTTCCAACTTGTGCATATCCGCAATGCTTTTGAACCGTTCTGATGTGGCAGCACGCAAAGTTTTTACACCGAAAAAACCGGATACATTTTTGGTGTTCCTGCCATTTTCAGACCGCATAGCCTTTACAATGCCTTCTAGCGTTGCAGCAATGTGTGTCTCCTTAAAAGACCGCCGTCCTCCAGATGGAGTATACCGTTCTTTCCCATTGTACACACCCTTACTTTTTTCTACGCCGCTGAAAAGCTCTTTTACCCATTCTGCAAATGCGTCCTTGTCAATAGCGGAGTCAACATTCTTTTTCATAGTTTCGGCATCAACAGTGGTGTATGTTTCTGTCGTATTAGCCGTACCATTTAAATAGCTGCTTAGCCTTCTGAGCACACCACTCATGCGAACTGTGTTTTTTGTCATTCCGGGGTATGCCCTTTCAAGTTCAGCTCCATGCTCCTCAAGCAGCGTTTTCAGAGGAATATGTTCAAATACTTCCGGCTTTACATTTCCCAGAACATTCCACACGTTCAGCAGCTTATCTTCTGTCTCGTTGTTAATTGCATTTACAATTCTTTCTTCCTGCCTGGTTTCTTGCTCGATGTGCTTCCCTTGTTCCTCCAAGAAAGCAGCTTTCAGCGCATAATTGTTCAGTAGACTGTCAACAACGCCTTTTTCACCGCTCTCACGGTTTAGTCTGTCCTCAATATCGTACCGCACCACGTCAAGGTCATGCTGGAAGTATTCGGCAACTTTCCCTTTTAGTTCACCCAGCCGGTTATACACTTTATCAGTTGCCTTTCTGTCTGCTTCATATTCAATTTTTGGAACCACAGGTGTCCACGCATCAGCAGAATATACCGCATTATAACGGCTCACTTTCGGGTCAATGGTTTCTTTGCCGAATACAACAGTAATGTCTCCGAAATTGGTGTGAGGAATCCCCGCCTTGGTGATTGCAATACTCGGCATCGGAAAGCCGCCTAATTTCAGTGTTTTCAGGAACTTTTCTTCCGTCAAGTTATGAAGCGCAACAAGGGTTTTCTCCTTTTGACCGTTGCGGGAAGATTTTAAAGTGCCCTCCGGGGCGTTATTTTTTCGCCCATCCTGCAACTGGTAGTTCACCACCGCATCACTGGCGGCATCGGCAAAGGCGTTCAGCGCTTCTTCACTGCTTCGGATGGTGTCTCTTGCCAGCTGGGCAATGCTGCTGTCCGGGTTCAGCCCCCGGTAGGCTTCCTTCAGCCGTTCCACCAGCCCTTGCAGGAATTTCTTAATCTTCTCCCAAAGGCTCATGTCAGTCTGCTGCAACCGTGCAGAAATCCGTTCCATTACGTCCGTGTCCGTCAGCGCCGTTTCCATCATCTCCGCCACAACCTCGCTGTATGCCAGGTCATTCAGTTCCTCGGCACTCAGCTCCTTGTAGCCCTGCCGTTTCAGCGCTGCCGCCTTGGCGGCAATCAGCTCATTGACATTCACATCGGTTCCCACGGCTTCAAACAGGATTTCCGTAAACCGGTGGAATTTTTCAGGACTGAACTCCTCCACAAAATGGGTAAACTCATGGCTCAGGGCAAAGGCCATCACACCCTGACCGTCTGCACCGGCATTCAGGTCAACCCAAATGCTTCCGTCCTCCAGGTAAATGCTGCCGTTTTCCATTCCGGCATTCCGTTCTTTTTCGGTGCTGGCATAAACGGTAATGTTCACTCCCATTTCCGAAAGCAGCCGTGCCGCATCCATGCCGCTCTTTTGCTGCTCATTCAGCGATTCAATATTTTTGGCGCTGTCCTTCACCGTCAGGCTGCCTTTCTGTGCCGCGTGCTCTCCCCGGTCAATTGTCTGCTGCTTCTGCCGGTTTTTTGCCCTCTCGCTGTCTCTGCCAGCCTCCCAGGCAGTTTGCCGGGTAGCTTCATCCAGCCGCATTGCGTTGCTGTCCCGTCCTATGGCGTTCATGGCAACGCCGTTTCTGCCCGCGTTGTAGGCATCCAGTACTGCCACCGCGAAATTGGAATTGCTCAGTTGACTGTTTTTGGATGCTTCCAGAATGGTGTTTCCGGTCTGGGCATCAACCCCGATGGTTTCAATGGCCTTAAAAAGCCGCGCTGTCCCATAGCTGCCGAATTTCACATCCTTGGCGTTTACCTGTTTGCCCTCGTCCGTCAGCAGCACCATACCGCCGCCACCGGCGGAAGCAATTTCCGAGATGTTTACCGGGCTGCTGTCGCTGATAAGATAGCTCTGCCCTTCGGCTTCTTCGTCATAGTCAAAGCTGCTCCCATCCACGGATTGTTTACCCAGATTATACGCCAAATCCACCTGTCCAACAGTAAGAGAGCTAATCCCTTCAATGTCAGCAATGTCGATTCCTTCCTGCCCGGCCTTATAGGCTTTTGCCATCTCCTCCACATATCTGCCTCGGCTCTGCCCTGGGTAATACATCTGCTCGATTGCAAAAGCGTGTTCCTTCCCAAAGATGCTTTCCGCCGCTTCACTCAGCTGGTCATGAACCGCCGCTTTGGCGCTCTTTTCCGTTTCCGTCTCCCGCGTGCCGAAAATTTCCGGTGCCAGGGTATAGGTTCCGATATTGCGCACCCAGTTGCTTCCGCCGCTCTTCGAGCCAGCACGGCTGATGTCGTTCAGCAGCGTGTCTGTAATCTCCTGGTTTTGCGCCATAGCATACCGTTCCGACATGGTGAGTTTTTCACCCGTCAACTTTTTCACAATGCCGCTGGCAATCAGCCCCGGATTTTTCTCTGCACCCAGCTGCTCTGCTTGTGCTGCAATCGCTTCTGTTACATTGGAGACATCCTGCTTTGTCAGCGCCGCAATGTTTTCCTGATAGATGTTGGTTAGCTTGGCGTAGTCGCTGCCCCGCTTGCCTAAATTCCCTTTTTCTGCTTTTGACTGTAATTTTGGAACGTCCTTATTTTTGGAGCCCAGCTCCACCGCATTTTTCAGAATTTCGTCATAGCTGCCGCTGTCCACCATATCTTTGCCGATTTTTCTTGCATCACTGGTGGTAGCATTCACAATGCCGCCAGTGCCGCCCATCAAGCCGCCGGAAACAGCGCCGCCGTAGAACGACCAGAACGTGTCAATGGCCTGGTTAATAAATGCCTGTTTTTGGGCTTCCTCCCGGCTCATCCCCCCCTGCTCAACAAGCGCCTGGATGTTGTTCCGATAGTCGCTGTTCTTTCCTTCCAGCAGGGCATCCGTAATCAGGTTTGCAATGTCCGAGGCCACTTCTTCGCTGCCTTCGTTCAGCGCCTGGATAAGCGTTTTCTTTGCCCAGTCGCGGAAACCGGTTACGTTGCCCTCCAAAAACTGGCTTGTGAAGTATTCAATGGAATATTTCTCCGTGGCCGCTTCAATCAGGCCGGAGGCAATTGCGCCCAAGCCAATCTGTGTGCCGGAAGCGCCTTTTTCGTATAGCTCCTGCGCCCGCTGGCTTGCCGCAGAACTACCCATAATCCAGGTGTACCCATTTCCAAACAGCGTAGCACCCAATGCGCTGTCAGCGCCGGACATAACCGCCTGATAGGTGTTTGCCGCCACCGCGCCCCAGAATGGAGAATCAATACTGTCCACAATCTCCTGCGCCGTAATGCCGCGCACGGTGTTTGCATAATCAGAAAGTTCATGCCCGGCGGAGTAGGGATTGAATTTTCCGGTAATGGCGCTGCCCACATCCGCCACAGCGGAGGAAACGCCGCCAAAAATATTGGCAGGGACAGTAGCCGCATTCATAACCGCCTTGCCAATCGCACCGGATGTGCCGTAGGTAATCTCTGTGTTGTAATTTTTGAAATCGCTGATTCTCTTGTCAAGGGTCACTTCCAAATCGCTCAGATATTGTTTGGCTTCGCCCAGTCCGTAACGATTCAGAAGGAAATAGTACATTTTCAGCTCGTTGTCGGCAAGCCAGTTGTACCGGCTGATTGAAGTACCGCTCAAAGCAGCCTGTGCGTCATATTCGGTTTTATTCGCAAGGTATCGGCTGACCGGGTCATTCCGCTCAACCAGCCCTTTTTCCATGCCTGCCTCAGCATCTTCCTGAAAACCGTCCATATACCGGTATGTTTCATACCGCTGTACCTTGTCTTCCTGCGCTGCAATCAGCCCGTTGCGTTCGCTGGCATCGGCATCATTTTTAAGATTGTAATAAGCTGCTTTTGCCGCATCATAGTTTTTCTTGGCGCGGTTATATGCCGCCGAATATTGCGTAATATCTTCTCCGGTAGAATTTGCCATATTGTTTTGCGCATCTTCAAGCTGCTGCTGCGCCTGGGTAAACGCAAGATAGGCTTCTTCAATCTTCTGCTGTTTTTCTTCCTCCGCCGCGTTTTGTTCTTCTCCTGTGCTGTCAGCCTTTGTTGCCTCTTTTTTCGTCTGCTTCGCGGCATCGTCCAGCTGCTTTTTCGCTGCCTCAAGGTTTTTCTCGGCTTCCAGATACCGCGCCTCTACGCCGTCAAAGTCACCGTCTGGCACATTGTAGTAGTCGTTTTCCGCAGCCTTAAAGGCATCTTCCGCAGCAGCATATGAAGCTTTCGCCCGTGCAAGCGGGCTGCTGTAGTCAGTGGCACTGATTTCCGGTACACCACCCGGCAGCTGTGAACCAAGTGCCTGATACTGTTCAGTGAAGCGTTCCCACCGGGCTTTTGCGTCCGCATAGTCGCGGCTGTCCGGCTGATAGCGTTTCTGGGCATCCTCCCAGTATTTCCGCTCTTTTTCGCTCTGTTGCAGCAGTTTTGCCGCGTCAGTACGCAGTTTGATGGTTTCTGAACTTTCCTTTGTGCCGGTCACATCCTGGTTGGCATATTTCTTCGGCTCAAGCAGCGGACGTTTCGGCTTTTCTGCCTGTGAGCCTTTCAGAAGTGTGTCGATTTTGGAAATCCGTGTGCTGTTTTGCTGCCAAAGCGGGTCTTTGGAAGATAGCCATTTGTTTTCATTTTCCAGCTGGCTTTTCTCGTCTTGAAGAAGCAAAGCATCCTTATAGCTTTTCAGCTGCCCCAGGTAGTCGTTAATCCGCTGGTTCACCTGGGGTGTGCTTCCGGCTGAAAACTGTGTAGCGGTAGAAGGGCGGCTTCTTGCACGCAGCTGCTCTGCGTAGGCATCGTCCATGGATTTCAGTTTGGAAACAGCCGCCCGATCCAGTGTATTTGCAACAAACTGTTTTGCTTGGTTATATCGTTCTGAACCGCCGCTTGTCGTTGGCTTCGCCAATTGCTGTGCAACAAATTCTTCTGCGTTTTTCTTCCTGGACATATCCAAACCCTCACTTCAATTTTTTAAAGTAATCTTCCAAAATCTGCGCCTGTTTCACCGCGGTATGTGCTCTGCCGGAGGAAATGCCGTTCTTTTTCAGCGCATCGTAAACCTCAGAAGGTGTATAGCCAGCTTTCATCGTTTCTTTTGCTGTCTCAACCACGGAACCGGTTTTCACCAGTTCCACATTTTTCTGCTCCTTCGGCTGGCTCACGGTTCCTCCGCCGCCGGAATAGCCGCCGGTCTGTGGTTTTGTCCGCGCAAGAATCTCATTGATATACTGGCTGTTATACCCGGCAGTCTTTAGCAGCTCCTCGTTGGGGGTTACTCCGATGCTCAGCAGGTAATCCACCTGCCCCTGTGCAAGCTTCTGCTCGTTTTGGCTGACAGTGTATTGATAGTTCCGCTCGTTGGCAAACTGGTTATAATCCCTGTCATCCTGGTTGCCAATCAGGTTATATTGGTTGTACAAGTCCTGCCCTTCCTGGGAATACTGGTCATAAGCCGCCTGGTATAGCTCTGGGATTTTCGCGGTCAACTGCTGCAAATATCCCTCATACGCTTGCTGACCCGCATTTTGAGCGTAGCTGTTGCCATAGCCGCCGGTCATGGTTGCCGCCTGCCCCATGGTGTCCTGCATTGCCATTCGCCCCTGACGCACATATTGGTCTTTGTACATCTGGTAAAGCGCATCCGCATTCACGTCATACTGAAATGGCTGCCGGTTGGTGATTTTGTCCAGAAGTCCATTCAGCTTTTCCGTCCACTTGGACTGGTAAGAGCCGCCGGTGCTTTCAAGTCCCTGCTGCAAAAGCTGCTGGGCATTTGCAACATTGGCGTTTGCCTGTTGGCTTTGGGGCTGCTGAACATACTGCGTTCCCTGGTTCTGCTGCACCGGCTGGCTTTGCTGGTTCTGCTGTACCGGCTGCTGGTTTTGCACAGGCTGTTCCAGCATCTTTTTCTTGTCGTCAACGGTTTTAAACGTTCCCATTGTTATCTCCCTTCTGCTGGTTCTGCCCCTTTTCAAGCTGTTCAAGCGCATAATTCAAATCCTGCACCAGCGCGTAAAGGTATTTCGTCAGCTGCTCCACCTGCTGTTGTGTGCTTCCCTGCACATTCGGGAATCTGAGCTTCATCAAAATCTGTCGCTTCCTTCCATGATTGTTTTGACAATAGAATAAATCTTTGCGTCACCGTCACCAACCAAACGGAGCCGAAGCGTGTCGCACCGGCGTGGCCTGATTGGAACGCTGAAGCTTTTCAGCCCCATGCCAAAAGCCGTGCAAAGCTTCACCCATTCTTCATCCTGGTCATATTGTGCGAAAAATTCAATGCGGGTCTGTTCTCCTGCCCGCATCCGAACGGAAATTTGAGAAAGATACTTTCTGTCAGGGCTGGATAGCCCCAGGTCTCCCGTTTCCGCCATCCATTGAACGCTTGTTTCCCCTGTATCGCCGCTTCCCAAAAGCGTGATAATGTTCCTGTCAACCGCGTCAACCGCGTATAGCTCGCCCTCCAGGCTGGCAAAGGCGCTTGCGTGAAGCGCATCTTCCCGATGCCACATTCCTTTTGCCGTGTCGTAAACGAATAGCGCCCACTTGCCGCCGCTTTCCATGCTAATGTAGTACTTGTTCCCGTGTCCTGCCGCCACTGCATTCCCATAGGGTTCTGTTCCCAGTGCTGCCGACACTTCTACCGGGAAAGAGCCGTCAAAGGCACACACGCCGTTCCTGGATTTATAAAAAAGCGTCTCATTGACAATTGCAAGGCTGTTCCCGCACCCCGCCTGAACGCCTCTCAGCGCCGTTGTCTGAATCTGGTATTGGCTTGGCATACTGCCATAAATTTTATGCACGCAATTTTCTTTGAAAAACAGCGGGTAACCCAGGTGGGCAGCAGCGCCGGTAAACGCGCCGTCCGTGCCGCAGCTGGCGGCATAGCTGTCCGTGCTTAGTCCCCTGAAATCATTCCAGTTTCGGAAATCACCCAGCTTACAGGCATAGATTTCGTTCACCGTCTGTCCGTTTGCTGCCACGCCGTACCGGCATCCCCAAAGCCTGTTTTCTGATTCAATTACGAAATCCATATTGGGGATTTTCCGGCTCACGGTAATAGTGCCCGCTTGAATCGCCGTCTCGCCCAAAAGCCCCACAACGGTAATCCAGTCGTTTCCTTTCGACCAGATTGTGTGGTTTCCATTCAAGTTTTCTAATCCAGGCACGGTTACGCCGGTGATGGAAACGCCGTCATACTGTGAAAATCCAGCCCCGATTCCGTCCGCACTGATTTTGACGTAGGTGCTGCTGATTGTGACCCATGTTTTCGTAGAAGCGGTGTACCGTTTCAGGGCATTCGGCTTGCCGGAGGTGTCCAGCCAATATTGCAAATCCTTTGGTTCTGCCGGTGCTGTCTCAGACACGCTCACACCGCTGATTTCTCCGCCGTCAATACTGCACAGGGAAAAATGGACATTCCCGCTGCTGGTAAAGCTGGCTTCTATCTCGCCGTATTGGCTCAAGTCCTCGGTGTTCAGCCATTTTTTGTCCGGGAAAATAATCACATAAGCGCCCATGGATACAAGCCGCTTTGGGTTGTCCTCCGCCGCCGTACTCAAACCCATGGGAACCGTGCTTTCGCCGTATATAAAATTTCTCCCGTCCACATATCCCAGCTTTTCTTTGGCAATCAGGCCGTTGGGACTTGCGGGCTTTGCATACACGCCCCTTGCTTTCCGGGGAGACAGCACCGGGTAGCTGTCCGATGTCAAGTTTTTCATGTCATAAAATTCGCCGTTTCCAATCCGCAGGTTGTGGTTGTACCCCCGGAACTCCTCCACCACCTCCCGGCTGGAAGCCGCCGCCGCCACCGTAGGATAAATCATACCGTCCTCCTAAAAAAGCATCCGTCTTACCGCCGTTACTGGCATATGCTCCCGGTTATAGGCCGCCGCATAAGCTGTATACAAAGTGTTGTACATGGTAATTTCTGCGTTATATTTGTCAAATTCACCGTTTGCAAAGTCAATCTGTGCCGCAAGGTAGTGAATATATGCTTCGTCATAGGGGGCGGGAATCAGCAGCGTTGTGTCAATCGCCGTGCCCGCCGTGTATCCGTCAAAACCGGGGATTGCTGCCCCTTCATGGGTGTCAATCACCTGCGCTTTAACCGTCCTGTCCAGCCTGTCAAGCCATGCAATTTTCTCAGCATCCGTATAAGTGTTGTATTTGAGGCTGTCCAGCCGTTCCAATGCTTCCTGAATGGTCATGTCGTTTCCCTCCAATTCCAAAAAAGGGGAGCATAAAGCCCCCCAATTTTGTGTTAACCGCCGATTCTTGCTCTGGCGGAGGCGTTTACCGCCTGTTCTTCTCCTTGAATGTTGTTGATTTTGGCGCTGTAGCTGTCCACCGCCTCTACACTGCGGTGGTACTCCTCCGCCACATACTCAGGCACCTTGCTGGTCTCCCCCTTGGGCAGCAGCCAGTTCTTCCCGTTTACGCCAATCATAAGGCAGGGTTCTTCATTGCTTCTGCCCCGGGGAATCCGAAGCTCCACCAGCTTCTCCCAGGTGGTTTTCTTTTCGTCAGCCATTTTTTGTCTCCTTCCTTAATTCAGCTCATCGGTTGCGGAGAAGGTGGAGCAGCTCATAATGCGCAGCACTCGTTCGGTGTACAGCACCGTTGTGCCAAACTCGAACTTGTAGCCCACGGTGCTGAACTGGTTCAGGGGGCCTCCCACTTCTTCCCGGCTCTTGATGATGGTTTCCAGGTTCCCGCCCTCCGGGTCAATGATGCCAAACGCATCCTTACCGAACATATAGCTGGCATAGGTAGCGCCGTTGGCCTTGTTCTTGTAGGTTTCTCCACCCAGCACCGGGGCAAACACGTTTTCGATAAACCGCACGCCGTGCAGCTCACCGATTTCGCCGTTGAAAATTTCACTGGTGGCAGCGTACTTGTGCGCCTCGATCCAGTCCTTGCAGTTCCGCAGGTCGTAAGCCACAGAGGGGGACACCACGCAGTAGTATTTTCCGTTGATGGTGGGCACGCGGTTCATCTTCATAATGCGCACCGCCTTGGCAACCATCAACGGAGTGAACATGCTCATCACCGTGGCGCTGGCCTCCATGGTGGCGCAGCTGGTAGGGGTAGATGCAACAGCGTTGGTTGCAAGGGTGATGTTGTCGCAGTACAGCACGTTGGTATTGGTCAACAGGCTGTCTCGGATAAGCGTCTCCTGGGTCTTGCTGGCAGATGCACCCATTTCTTCCGTTGCGCCCAGGATGGTGTTGTCGTATGCGTGGAACTCCAGGATGTCAGAGATGGCGGCAAAGGTGCCAAACTGGTCAATGGTCGCCACCTTGCTGCTCATGCCGAACTTCTGGCCGGTGGGGATCACGCCTTCCTGAAGCTTGGAGGCGTTGGCAAAGGTGTTCCACTTTCTCCACTCCATGGTAGTGCCGTGGTTTCTGGGTAGGTTCTGCTTCTTGGCGAATTGGCCGTAATAAGCTTCAATTCTGGCATTTTCCAGCAGTTCCGTGTCGTAGAACGTCTTCATTTCGCCAGACATGGTGTTCTTGGTGTCGAAGTTCGTCTTCTCCCCGGTATAGGCGTTGACATAGGTGGTGCTTGCGTTCACCAGCGTACCGGCTTCCGCAAACAGCTGAAGATTCAGGGTAATCATTTTGATTTCAAACATTTTTTATTCTCCTCCATTTTGTTTTTCGGAAGAGAAACCCCCGCTACATTCCGGGATAAATTTTCTCTCCCCTGGCAGCAGCGGCACGGATTCTGGCTTTCAGCGCCTCCCGCTCCTGCCGCGTTGCCTTTGCGTAATCGAATGTGGTCACAGAGGAAGCTTGGCGGTCAACTCCCGCCTCGTCCGGTCTTCTGGCGTTGGCCTGGACAGATGCCGTCAGCTTTTGGGATGCCTCCTGCAAAGCCTTTTGCACCGCCGTCTGCACCAGCTCGTTGTGATGGGCGGCGAAATAGGCCGTCTGCAAGGGAACCGGATTGTCCGGGTTGTCCACCATGCGGCGGAACACCTCGTTGCTCTCCCGCTCGGCCATCAGGTCGAAGTTCGGAAACAGCTTTTTCATTTCCTCCGCTTCAGAAATCACCCTGGCGGCGTGCTCTCGCAGCCGCTTGTCCTGAATGCTTTCTTGCTCTGCTTGCTGGCTCTGCCGAATCTGCCGGATGGTGTCGGCGCTTACGCCAAAGGCGCTGGCCTCCTGTTCCTCCCGCTGGTGGTCTGCTGCATCTCCAACCGCCTTTGCAATGGCGTTCAGGTCGATGTTTTCGGCATCCAGGCCGTATTGCTGCGCCAGAAGGGGGGCAATCATGCTGGTGAATCCCTCCGCCTGGCTTGCCTTGGCAACCCTGGCTTTCATGGTTTCCTGCATGGCCTTGTTGTAGTCCGGGTCTTTCATCAGCTCGTCCCAGCTGGGCTTTTCCGGCTTTCCTGCCTGTTCTTCGGCCTGTTCCGGTTCTTCCTCTTTTTTCTGTTCGGTGGTCTGCGTCTGTGCCGTGGCGTCCGGCTGTGGCTGGGCTGCCGCCGGAGGAACGGTCTGGCCGCTTCTCTTGGCTCTGGCATCTCGCCGTTTCGCCCATCGCTCCACTTTGTCCTTTGGAACATTCAGTTCCAGTAGTCTTTGCTGTTCGGCGTCAACAGCATTTTCGCCCGTTTCCGCTGCCGCGGCTGCCCCACCGTCTGGCCCTGCGCCGTCTCCGGCACCATCGGCAAACAGCTGCAAGTCCAGCAGCGCTTTGAAAAATTCCATGAGTAAACCCTCCGGTATTTTATCTGCCGCTTTTGGGGCGGCGAATCCCACGGTTATATGATACGTTCCTTTTTTTTTGATTTCTAAACCCACAGCGGGCATAAAAAAATAAGGCTGGCAAATGCCAGCCCCATTTCTCAGCCGTGTACGTGATAGCTTATCACGTCCGGGTATTTTTCTTCCAACAGTGCAAAGCCGATGCACACCGCTTCAAAAAAAGCCCTTACAATGTTTTTGTACGCTCCCGATGGGGTACAGGAAATCTCCGCATCCCCGTTTTCCAGCCGGATTTCCGGTTCTGCCACCTTTCCCAGCCGGTGCAGCTGCGCCACATTCTCCGCCAGCGTGTAGGTCAGTGTCGATACCGCCGCGCATACCAGGTCTTGCCCCGCCGGTGCTGTCCCTGCATGGCCTTTTACCGTCACCCGAGGGAATTGTCGGTTGTAATCAATAACCACCATCTCTATGCCTCCCCGCCGGTGCTGGCCGCTCCCGCCGCCCGCTTTCTGGCATTTTGCACAATGGTTGGCTCCTGCTTCTGGATGCCGCCGATGTTGTCACCCTGATAGATGCTGGTCGTTCCAACCGTGCCCCCGGTGCCCCCGGCCATGGTGATGTTTACATCCTGGGCAATGGTCTGGGCGGCCTCCGGTTCATATCGTTCTGCCAGCGTCAGCGCCAGCTGCATATATTGCAGCAGCTTTTGATACATAGTGCCCTGCTGGCTGATTTTCTGCATCAGTTGCGCCTTGCCCTCGAAGTCCATCATGTCCATGCACTGCAGCGCCTGGTCTGCCATCTGGGGATTAAAAAAGCCAAGATTGAAAAATTGCAGTGCCAATTCGTTCTGGGTGACCTTGGTGTACACATTGTGTTTTTGGGCGGAGATTTTAATATCAAAGGCAGGAACCCGGTACCCCATGTCCATGCCGAAATCATTGCCCTGATACTGCGGCTGGATGCCGCTGTTGTCGTAACTGACAAACTCCTGTGCCCCATACTCGCCAACAATTCTGAACTGCCGGGGAGCATCATAAAACTGCCGGATAAGCTCAATGCAAAATTCCACAATCTGCGAGTACGCCCGATAGCTGGCCTGGGTGCTGTCCCGGCTCCCCTTGCCGCTGGCCTCCTGCAAGGCTGCAATGGCACTGGCTGCCGTCACCCCGCTTTGGATATTGCCGGTGCTGGTCTCCGTGTTGCCGCTGGTCTCCCGCAGCTCTTGGATGGTGGCCTGCATCACGTTGATGTAGTTGCCGTCCAGAGGGTTATGCGCAATGGGCTTTAAGTATCTCTCGTCCACATTGGGCACATGCACAAAGGGCTTGCTTGTGTCGGCCATTTCGTTTTCGTTTACGCCGCCATCACCCCGGACGAAATACCGGGGCGTTGCCCCAACCATGGCATTCTTCACGAAGGCGGTTTTCAGCAGGTCAATTTCTGTCTGCGGCGACTTGCAAATGTCGATGTAGCCATATCCGCAGGGGCTTCCCTCGATGGGGTACAGGGCATCAAACACATAGGGGTATTTGCCGTGGTCGTATAGCCCTCTTTCCGCCATCTCCGGTTCATTCTCTGTGGCATAAAGCACGGTGTCACCGATGTATTTGCAGTATTGCAGCGTGTTTTTCCCGTTGACCCGCTTCCGGTAATACACCTCAATCACGGTAAACTTATCTTCCGTGCTTACCGTGTCATCGTATAGGAATTTAGCCGACACAAACCCATTGCTTTTCAGCTTGCTTTCCAGCTCGGGGTATTGCTCCACCAGCACCTCCTTGTCCCGCAGTTCCGTGTGGAATAGGAATCGGCTTTGCTGGATGTCCGTCACCCCAGGCTCCCAGTAGATGTTCAGCAAATTCACATTCTCAACAGAAATGTCACCCAGGCCGTTCAGCTTGTTCTTCGACCACACGATTTTGTAAACCCCGGTGCCGGTTTTCAGCTTTTGCCACATGGCATCGGAATAGGTTCGTTCAAATTGATTCTGTTCCAGCACGCAGGGGATGATGTGGCTCAACATCTGCGCTTCCTGCCGGTCTCCCCGCTCCCGTGGGAGGATGTTCGGTTCCGGGTAGCTTTCCATGGCATCTGCGTGTTTTGCCACGATAACGTTGTGCAGCCAGCCAGAGGAGGACACCCATCCGCCATCCTTCCCGATTCTGGTTTTCTCCAGCTCCTCGGCGCTGTTCCGCAGCTTCCACCATTGTTCACTTGCCTGGATTCTGGCGGTGGTTCTGGCCTTGCCGCCGTTATATTTTTTCAGGATGTCTGTAAATTTAAAAAGCTGCTCCTGCCCGATGGGCTTTGCCGCCATTCCCTCCGACATCGTCCCCTCGGCGGGGAGAAGCCCGCCCTTCCCGGCAGCCGCCAGCCCCAGAATACCGCCATTTTCCATGTTTTTTTACCTCCGATTTTTATCAAAATTGAACTGGTTCAGGGGGTCACCATACACCAGTTCTTCCTTTTTCGCCGCCACCGGCTTAATTGGCCGTGACATACACATATACCGCACTTCATCCGCCACATGGTCTTCCATGTCGGTATCCAGGTCTTCCGGCTTTGTCTGGCTGTACATCATCAGCGGAATTGTGCGGGTAAACGCATTGCATCCTTCAAAAACATACATTCGCGCATAGCCGTTGTCGTCAAATTGCAGCCGGTAGTGTACCTGCATCCACCCCGGAATCCGTGCATTGTCACCTGGGGAGAAGTAAATCCCATACCGTTCCGCCGTTTCTGCAATTCTTTCTCCCCGGCTGGCGTCCCAGATAGCCGGGTCTGCAACACTGTCCACAATCTTCCTGCCCTTCAGCCATGGGTGTTCATTTTCAAACTCCCGAAAGCGCCGGAATTGTTCATCCGGCGACCATTTCACGCCCTCGTTCGGTTCTTTTGTGCAGCCGTATATCTCTAAAATCCGGTATAATACCCCATCGTAATCCACCGCCCAGTACCCCAGGGAGAAGGGCTTCCCATAGCCAAAATCATACGACCGCATGATATTCCACCCTCGCCGTTCACCGCTGTTCAGGTCAAAGGGCTTGATGACGTGTGTCCAGCGCCCCTGCTCCCGGGCTTCCTCCACCGTGATTCCGGCATCATGGCATTTAACGGCATCCGGTTCTGCCCTGAAATCCTCAAAAAACTGCCCTTCGTACACATCCCATTTCCCGTAAAGCCACGCCTCCCGCAGCTTCGGGGGCAAGGCTTCCAGCTGCGCGATGTATTCCGGCTGGCTTTCCATCAGCGCCCGGTTGTCCTGCACCAGAGCCTGGGTAAAGCTGTAGTCCTCCGGCTTCTCAGCCTCCTCAAATCGCCGGTCGATGAACAGCCGCTTGATATAGCCGTGGGAAGCGCCGCCGGGGTTGCAGGTGTAATAGGTGCGCTTCGGAAAACTATTCACGCCACGCACACAGGCGTTGATTTCTTTTATCCATGCCTCCTGCAATTGGGTCGCTTCGTCCAGAAAAATCACATCATATTCCGCACCCTGGTACTGCCCCAAGTCCCCATCGCAGTCGCAATAGCCGAAATTTATCGTGCTTCCGTTTGGAAAAGTGAACACTTTTTCGCTTTTGTTGAACTTTGCCAGACCGTGCAATTCTTTCCGCAGTGGATTGATGTGATTGTTGTACAGCTCCCGGTAGGTGCGCCGGACAATCAGCACCTTGATTCCGGCATAGACAGCCGCCAGAATCTTGGCCTTGGTTCTGACCGCCCAGCTCTTGCCGCCGCCCCGTGCCCCACCGTAGCCAACATGACGATGGCCGTCCGTCAAAAAGCGGTACTGCTTGTCGCTGATTTTTGATAAGTCAATTGCACTCACACTTCAAACCCCTCTGGCAAGCCGCTGATAACCAGCTGCGCGGCGTTTTTACCATCATCGTCTCTGTCTGCCTTGCTACGCAATGCGGCAATGCGGGCTTCCTGCTCCGCCTGGTCACCTGCGCTTTTAATCCCCACAATCTCGCGGATGTCCTTGACCGCCGCCGTCAGCGCACGGATCTCCTTGGGGGTGATGTCATCCTTCAAGGCATCCAGCACCTTGTCCAGCATCAGACCGGCGGAATCGTATATCCGGGTCGCCATGTCCGCCTTGGCCTGTGCGGCGGCATCAGCTGCCAGCGTGGCCGATTTGTCTACCACCTGTTGGCGCAGCCCCACCCAGTCTTCCGCCTTTGCCCGCTTCCCTAGTGTCCGCAGCGGCACACCATATTTTGCAGCCAGCTGCCTATATGTCACGCCGCCTTGGATGTATTCATCTCTCGCCGCCGTCCAATCCACGCTCCGTCACCCCCTTTTTCCCCATTGTATCAAATCACCATAGCGGGCGCTAAACCCCGCCGGTGTTCGCATTTTGTGATATTGCCTATATTTTGCCGTTTTTTATTGTCTATATTTTCATCTTGCTTTGTCTTGCATTGTATCACAATGTATGCTATAATCTAGATGTAAATCAAAGGGGCGCGAAGCCCAGAAAGGGAAATGAAAATGGGCACTTACAACGATTTTTATAACTCTGATTTGTACGATTACAACGAATTAAAAGAGAAGGCATTGGCCTTCAACGCCACCCAGGAAGACATCAATGCTTTGGGTGAATGGTTCAGCCGTCACGGCATGAGTTATTGGAACGGAGAATGCTTCCACGTGGATGCAGACCACAACTTGTACCCCATCCACAAGGAAATCGGCTACGACGAATATGAATTAGTCGGTTATACCTTTTCCAGCTGGGACGAGCGCATTATTCCGCTTCCCATGACCCCAGAAGAACGAGCGAAGTGGGAAGCGGAGGAAGAAGAAAGAATCCACCGTGAAAACATCGAATACATGACGGAAAAGAAAAGAAAAGAAGATTTTTTCATGAAAATGCCTGTGGGGGAGCTGGTCGAAAGATATTCCATCGGTTTTAAGCGGTTCCACAGCTCAAACGAATCGTCAATCAGCATTGGCAAACGGCAGCAGGCGCAGGAGGACGGCGCAGAAAACGCCATTTGGCGGCGTAGAAAGTCGATTAAAAAGTTTCTTCGGGAGAAAAATGCAGCAGAGTGACTGCAATAATGCTATCCCTATATTCAAAATCAGGAGGATTCTTCATGGCAGAAAGAAAAATCAGCGGTACATTCACCGCCGTTCCGGGTGGATATTCTCGGAAACTCAGCGGCGAAACAACATTGTTTGTCCCATCGTTCTGCGCTTCCAGTTTCAACTCAGAAACCGGTGAGCTTTTCGGGTACGCGCCCGATTATGACGCGCTGGAGGCCGCAAAAACTCCCGCAGTCCAAGCAACCACCCCGGGCGTTTATTCCTACTGTTACGAGATGGAGCACGCCCCCATCGGCTGCGACTTTTCCGCCACATTGTCATATTATGGGAAGCATTATTTTCTAACGCCTCTCAGTTGCAATCTTCCGCGGCTTCGCGGGCAAGGCATCACTTTTGACGAGCAACAAGGCGACTATATGGTAACGCGAAAGGCGTTTGAGAAACTGAAAACGCAGTACCGCATCACGATGGAACATTGCCTTGACTAGTGGGACACTTTAAGGGGCTGCACCGTAAAGCAACCCCATTCCAGCGGCAACGCCGCCGCAATATTTCAAAATCAAGGAGGTTGAGATGTATGGACGTAACAATTCACGGAGAGCAGGTTCGCATCATCATTCCAAACGGCGCAGAGGCGTATATGGATTTAATTTTTGAATACGATGGGAAGATTTATCGCCGCGCCATCAGCAAAACGGATGGAAATGCGAAAAGTGGCTTCATGTTTTCCTGCAATGGCGGCAAGGCATGGAATTTCATTCGGACACAGGCAGCCCCAAAGCCGGTGTATATCGCCTATTTTCAAACACGGGATTCCCTTCCAAACGACGATTTCCCCGGAATCGCAGGGCGGAAGCGGAAGCCGAAAAAAATTCACGTTCCTGCGCCGGAATGTGCTGTCATCAAGCCTGACGGCCAGAGAAAAGAATACACAAAAGACGAGCTTCTGGACTACATTGATTCCATCATAGACGATGACCTTTTCCATTTCAGGAAATACGGATATGCCGACACCTATCAAGAACGCTACCGCAAAGCAGCGGCGGAATATAAGGATTCAATCGCAGCGGCGTTTACACCAGAATCTTTCCCGGAATTTCAGTGGGATTCAGAAACAGGTCTGCCAGCTTCTCCGGCATTCAGCTGGGACGAGTACCAAAAGCAGGAGAAGGCAGCGCCGGAAGAAAAGCGTATGGTGCTCCATGGAACCGCCGGAACAGTGGTCAGGTTTAAACGTGTCATGTATACCTTGACCTGTGACATCAGCTTCCCGCCAAATCCGTCTATCTGCTACGCCTACCCCACAGCGAAGGCATACCGCACCCATAAGCCAGATGAATTTTTTAATATCGTGTGGTGGAAAATGGATAAAAAAGAGCTATATCAGTGGGTCGAAAACGGAGATTTAAACGCAGATATATACATGGTCATCCCGGACGATGGTAGGGCACTTTGGTGAAATTAAAAGGAGGAATAAAAATGCCTGATAAAAAATCAACATGCCTGACAATCCGCATCAGCGAAGAATTAAAAGAGCAGCTACGCCAGGCAGCAGAAGCGGAGAACCGGAGCATTTCAAATTTTCTGGAAATCATCGTCCGGCAAGCGCTGAAAAAATGACAAAAGGGAGGAGGCCAAAGCCCCCTCCCGATTTTTATTTGTCTCTGTCCTCCCGGCTGCCCGCCACCAGGCAGCACACCAGCAGGAACACCACCCCGGCCAGCACCACACCCGCCACAACCATTATTTCCACCCCCATATCAGTGCTTGCAGCCAGCCCGGCAGCGGTAAATTTATCGTTGACCGGATGATAGCCAGCCGGAAAAAGCCCCAGCTGTACCACATCGCCACTGCCAAAGTTAGCGCTATTAAAATGATTAAGATTATTTTTCTCCGCATTTCTTCCCCTTTTCCGTTGCCACCCGCTGCTTTTCTGCTTCTCGCAGGGCTAGGAATACCATCGTGTAAACCATTTGAGACGTTTTGTCATCCGACACGGGAATCAGCGGCGCTATGAAATTCCAGCAGTCCATGTAGGTCAAATCATGGTTCATTTTGTTCCTCCAAATCCATTTTAGCGCCGCAGGTGCAATATCTAGGCTTTCCCATCCGCATTAGCTCAAACGTTTTGCCACACTCTGAGCAGGTAATCAAAGCAAACATTAGCCTGAGCGCTGCGCCCTCGTAAATCGTACCATCTGGGTAGTCTACCACCCACCGCCCATGCCGCACCGGCTCCACATCGGCGGCGGGGACAATATCGAAAACTGATGCAACCGCCTTTAACAGCTCCTGCCTCTTATACACCAAGTTGATTTGCCTTGCACCATCAGCAGCAGCCATAGCAAGATTCCATTCGCCGTATGCGTGTTCCGCTGCCTTTAGTGCCGCCTCCCGGCTTATGTAATCAGCCATTATTTTCTCCTTCCCGCCCGGGTTGCCCCGGGCTTATCTGCTATCTAAAAATCACTACCATAGACGGAAACGGTGCTGGGTTTATTGCCACCCCGTTTTCATCTTCAAATTTTAACAGTCCACGCAGAAACCGAATTTCCGCTTTTCCGTATATGTAATCGTGGAAATATCTTGTGTCCGTCCGTGCCGGAATCAACATGACGATTGTCACCCCCCCACGGACATATTCAGAATATGCCTTTTGAACCCATTTCCCGATCTCCCGGCCATATGGCGGGTTACAAAACACAGTTCCATACCCACCCCACGGCATGGACAAGCCATCCATTTCTTGAGTGAAATAGCGTTCACACTTGGCGTTCTCCAGGGAGGCGGCAGCATCTAAACCAAAATGAAATTCCTGGTCCAGCTCTCGGAAAAAGTCTTTTGGTGTTCGCCAGTCCATTTTTACGCTAGATAATAACGATTTGTTCATTAGAGGTTCATTCGTCCTCCGCTTCCATGAAATCTTCCATCCCCATCTGTCCCGGCAGCACATCGTACTCCATCCACCAGCGGAACACATCTTCTGCGGTAGTCCAATCTGTGGTTTCCCTGCTCGATTCCTTGTTCCGCCGCTTGCGTTCCTTCAACATTCTGTCGAACGCCAATAGGTATAGGTTTTTGTACTTCGGCCACCGGAGAAAATCAAATTCCCGGTTTTTCCTTCTAGCAAGCGGACAGCCGATACACCCCACCCGGCATTGCCCCTCGGCGTATAGCGGGTTCATGTGGCATTTGGCATCCTCCAAAAAGCTGTACACATCCTTGTCTGTCCAGTCGATAATCGGGTTTACAACCCGTTTTGCTTTCAGACGGCAGTTTTCAAAAAGTATCCGCTTTTCGTCATTGTCGTTGACAAGGATGATTTTTTTATCCTTGGTTGCGCCAATTTTTTCGTAGATTCCACGATAGTTTTTTCTGGACACAGATTCAGCCCACCGAACGCCGGTACAGATGAACCGTCCTGCGCCCCCTGTTTCTTTCAGTATGGAGCAGCAGTAGCGAACTAGCCGGGTAGGCGGCATGAGCTTTTGCGGAATCAGGCTCCACATGGACACCCTCTGCCCCTTGTAAACCGGCATGTTCACGGTGCATTTGTAGCCCTTTTCCTCCAACCGTTTGAACTCAGTTCTGACAAACCGCACCGTTTCTGGGGCATCGGCTGTGGTGTGGTTGTGCTGGAACTCACAGGGGATACTAGAGCGTACCGCAAGCTCGGTGATAACCCCGGAATCTTTACCGCCGGAAATGCAGATAACCAGGGGCTGCTGATATGCCTTTAGCGACATCTCGGATGCAGCTTTCAGGCGTTCAATTGCCACTTGTTCCAAATCGCTCATTTTAACCAGCCTCCAGCATCCGGCACCGCTTTTTTATGGCATCGTTTTTTTCTGCCAACTCCACGCTGCCATATTTTTCCAGCCCAGTCGTCGGTGCGTCCTTCACCGTGTTCTCAACGGCTTCCAGAACCCGGAGCACCGTGTCAAAATCACAAATCGTGGTATCCCAATTTCGTCTGCGTTTCATGTCCGACAGCGTCGTCAGAAGCCACCACTTGTTGATATATCTGTCATTCAACATCATTCCTCCTCAAACGTCTCATTCAGCATCCTGTACACCTCGCACCGCTCGAATTTGTCGCAGCAGAATGTCCTTTGCTGTATTTCAAAATCCTGCTTCCGCCGGAACCGCCACCGCAAAATACTGGCATCCGTTACACCTTGGCAATCAATCACCCAGCCTTCTTTCACGCGGCAGCAGCGCAGGTAGAACGGGCATTTTGCATAGTGGTCACGCCAGTTGGTCGCCACACTAGCCGCCCCCCTCCTGGTCATCCATCGGCTCTGCCAGCACCCGCCGTATGGCCTCCAGCTCCGCCTCCCCCAGCTCGCCGGACGCGCCTTTTGGAATCGCTGTCTTGTCTGGTTTCGTCTGCCAGATGCCACGGGAAATCCAGTTGACCAACATCGGGATATATACGCCGCCGTCCTTGTTCCATTGCTCGCTTTGCTTCCAAACGCCTAGGCTTGTATACATGGATGATTCATCATTCAGTCCGCATTGCCTGTATGCCTCCATGGCAGCCTTCTTGTTCCCTCGGCGCTCCTCTGGGTATCCATTCCAAATGATTTCAAAACCATGCTCACCCCCCGCCCCGGCGCTTAAGTTAGGTTTAGTTAAGTTAGGTTTAGTTAAGTTAGGTTTAGTTAGGATTCCATTTGGATTCCCGTTGGATTCCGGTTGGATTCCATTTGGATTCCCGCAAGGCTTCATTCCCGTCCGGGATTCATATAGGGTGATGCACCCGTCAACGGGGCGATCAGTGTACGCCTTGTTTTGCTTGATGTAAACATTTTTTGAGATTTCTTCATACAATAGCGGACGGATACGGTCGTTTTTCAAACTATTGGAAATCCGCCAGTGCTTCACCACATACACGCTCCCGAACTGCAAAAGGAAGCGTTTCTCCACCAGCAGCCCCAGCATTTTTTTGCCGTTTTTAATCCGTGCCGTGACGCTCTCCGCAGCGTTGATAAAGCCATCGTCATCAGAAATCATGTTTAAATGCACATAAAGTGCCTGTGCACCGTCAGGAAGACGATAAAAATCATCACTCTCCACGATGTTTCCGCTCAGACATCTGCGCTTTGCCACTCAAAATCACCTTGCCTTCCCGCCTCTGCAAGCCGCTGTCACCGCCACATTCGGCGGCACAATCCGGCGCACCTTATTGATAAAATGCCCCTCGTGACTGGTGGCGCTGCTGAGGTGCAGCAGGTAAATTTCTCTGCATTTTGATAAGTCCAGCGTGCATAAATATTCACACAGCACATTGATGTCCATATGTGTGTTTGCAATTCTGTGCCTTGTTTTTTCCGGCATCTTCTCGCACCGGCTCAGAATTTCCGGGTCAAAGTTCGCCTCGATGGCAAGGATGTTCACCCCCGGGAATTTGTACCGCAGGTTCACCGTGTCAGTGGCAAACACCAGCTTGTCCCCGTCCACCCGGCTTTGAATCAGAAAGCCCAGAGGTTCAGCGCAGTCGTGAAAAACCGCAAAGGGAACCACTTCCATGCTCCCGATTGAAAACTGCTCCATGGAGGCACACACAGCCGCCCCAGTGGCGTTTAATGCCTCTTTCGTGCCCTCACTCATATAAACCGGAATGCCGTCCTTGATGACCTCCAGCGCCGCCTTGGCGTGGTCTTTGTGTTCGTGTGAAATCAGGCATCCGTCCAGCTCCGCAATCCTGAACCCCAGCAGCGTTTGCAGCGTTTTGTGGGCAAGCCCGGCCTCAATCAGGAGCCGGGTCTTGCTGTCACTGACGATGTAGGCGTTGCCGGCGGAGGACGATGCCAACGCCGTGAATGTCATATGGGACATTCCTCCGTTTCTGTCTTCTCCGGCTCCTGCTGCACGTCAACCACCGTTTCCGGCGCGTGCTGCTTCTGCCATTGGGTGCTGTCCTTCACCCGGTTCTGCGCCCATTCCGGCAGCTTGTCAAATGCCTCCTGATTCCATGGCTCCATGTCAAACCGGATCAGCTCGCTCACCGGTTTCCCGGCGCTCATGCCCTTGGGCAAGCCCATGATGGTATCAATGTTGGCGTATTCGCCCGTGTCGTTCAGCACCACACCCAGCATGGCTTCCTTTCCCACCATGTCATTTGTGTCGAAGTCCCCGAACTCCTCATTCGTAAATTTCCGGCCTTGCCAGCTCTCCACAAATTTGCGAAGGCCGCTTTTCTCGCTTTTGCTGAAGGTGAATTTCCGGCTCAACAGCCGCGGCTCCTGCTTGCCGTCCACCTCGATGAACTCACCCACCAGTTCAAAGGTGTACATCATCATGTTGACATAATTGGACTTGTCCTTGAATTTGTGCAGCTGCTCCCCAATATCAATGCTCGCCACACAGATGGCAGAGTACGTACCGGGTGCTACCGGGGGGATGGTAGGCTTTGCCTTGTCTTTAATCTTAGCCATGGTTAATTCTCAGCTCCTTGTCGTTTTCACTGACTACCAGGCGGATAGTCTGGCAGCCGCAGTGGTTCAGGTTGGTAACGCTTTCGGCATTGTCGATGAACAGGGGAACGCTCACGCCATAGGCGGCGCTCAGGGTGTCGATGATGTCAATGCCCACGTTGATTTTCATGCCGTTGTTCAGCCCGGTGTAGGGCACACCGTCATAGGTAACGTCGCACCGCTCCTCCACGCCGCCGTTGGCTTGCTCACGGAACAGCCGGAAGTTTGCCAGCTTGAAGTGGTGGTTGATGCCATCTTCCAGCGCCCCGGCCTTGAACCGGCTGAACTCGTCGGCCAGGTACAGCAGCTTTTCGACTTCACTCAGCGCCGCCGCCGCATCCTTGGCGTTCTTCCGCAGCTCCTGAATACGCCCCTGGGCATATTCCAGGGCGCTCTTTTTGCCCAGGATGGCAGTCTGCTTTTCAATTTCCCAGTCAATTTCCCGCTGCCGCGTCCGCAGCCCAGCGGTGGTGCTGTCTGCCTGTTTTTCAAGAGCTTCCAGCTCCGCTTCCTTCTGGGTAATCTTTTCCTTTGCCGCCGCTCTCCGCTCCTGGTAGCCATCAATGTCCTTAACCGCTGCCGCCTGGGATTGTGCCGCCACAATCCGGTCTTCCAGTGCCGCAATCTTCTCCTGGTAGCCCTGGATGTCCGCCAGCAACTTTTTTTCTTCCTGCTGATATTGACTCAGGTTCTCCTTCTGCCGCTTGCTGTCCGCCACCAGGCCGTCCATGGCCGCCTTCTGCCGGTCTGCCCAGGCGCTCACCGCCGCGTTCACCGCGCTTTCCGGGAGCCGCTGGCCGCAAGTGGGACAAGTCTCCGTTCCCTCGTACCGTTCGGCGCGCTTCTTTTTCCATTGCTCGCGGGATGCTTCAATGGCCTTTTCGCACCGGCTCTTTTCCAGCCCCAGCCGTTCCAGCTGCCGCTTGGCAGAGGAAAGATACCCCTCATTTTGCCGCAGTTCCCGTTCCAGTGCCGCCACATTTGGCTTTTGCGCCTCCTGCTCCATTCGGTAACGCCGGTTTTCCCCTTCCAGGCTGTCCAGCGCCATCTGGCTCTCCCGCACTTCCAGCCGCTTGGACTGCACCGCCGTGTTCTGTCGGATAGCCAACAGCTCTGCCATAATGGCATTCTTCCTCTCGGTCAACGCCTCCAGCTGCTCTGCCGCCCCCTCAAAGTCCAGCCCTTCCAGGTCTGCAATGGTTTTCTCACATTCGGAAATCCGGGCGGGGAGTTCATTCCGGTCGGCCATCAGTCCCTTTTTCTTCTGGGTCAGCACTTTCCGCAGGTCGCCCAGCTCCATCCGCCCCAGGGCATCCAGCAGCGGGCAGAACTTCGCGCTCTTTTCCATAATCTCCCGGTCGCTCTCCGCGCCAAACAGGCTGAAAAGGGTCTCCCGCCGCTTCGCCCAGGGCATCACCTCCGGGAAGTAGTTCACCGTGGTCAGCAGCCGGAAGGTGTCCTCGTCCACCAGTTCCGCCACAGCCGCCTTGTAGGCGTTCTGCTTGCAGGGCACGCCGTCCACATAGTAGTCGCTGGTGTTGCCGTCATAGCTGGCTTCGCTTGACCCCCGCTTGGTGCTCCAGATTTCGCGGTACGTCCGCTTCAAACTCCGCTCCTCGCCGTCCGCCAGCAGCACCGCTTCCACTTCTGTTACGGCCTCATGGTCTGCTACCTCGCCGTTTTCGTTCAGGGGCTTGATGTCGATGTTCTTTTCTCCGTTTCCGGCGCTGTCCTTGCCGAACAGCAGCCAGCAGAAGGCATCATAGATGCTGGTCTTGCCCGTTGCATTGTCACCGTAGATGCTGGTGTCCTCCCCGCCGAAATCTACCGTCAGGCTTTTGTGGCACTTGAAATTTTCCATGTGGATAGAAATAAGCTTGATATTCATCTTGACATTTCCCTTTCCGTCATATACAATGACACTGTAAATTTTTCCCCTTGCCGCTTTCCGGTCTCTCCCCGGGAGCGGCTTTTTTTATGCAATTGCCGCCGCCGTGAACACCGTCAGGCTCAACGCAAGCAAAAACAGCCAATTATCGGTGAACGCTCTGGCCAGCAGGAACGCCACCGCCGCAGCGCTGAACGCCCTTCCAGCCGGAATCACGCGGCTCACATATTCCCGCTTTTCTAGCTCGGTCATGCGTTCCTCCACCACCAATGGCTGCCGGTGGTGAACCATTCGGATTGCTTCATTCGCGTCCCGGTCAAACCGCCGCTCCTCCTGCCGCTTCGCCAGCCGCGCTTTCATGGCATCAATTTCAGCGGGTGTTGCATTCATGGCTGTTCCTCCTTTTTGGCGAAAAGCCGCTCCATTGCAACCCTTGCGCCTTCTGCATGGCTGTATTGGTCTTTTGGGCTGCACCGGGCTGTCGCGGTTTTCACAACGGTTCCTCCGCGAATCATCCTTGCCGTGGTTATGTTCCCGTCAAACCGGATGACCACTTTCAGGTCATAGTCT